CAGCTGGTATAAATTCAGTTCCGTTAGATATACTTTGAATAGTTGGTGAGTTTGCGTTCAAAAATTCAACATCAACATAAGCAATAGCCGAACGATAAGATTTTGGAACATAATTTAAATGCTTGGCAATCGATACAACCGATGGTTGCAACAAAGCACTATCCAAAAATGTTTCGTTGGCCACCATATTTGCATAATAACTTTGATAGTGAGTATTATAAGCCAAAACATCCAAAAGAATATTTAAACCAGAACCTTCAAAATCATAATCTTTGAATTGATTTTGACTTTGAAGATACAATTTTAAATTTTGTTTGATATCATCAAAATCTAATCCATCAATTTTAAGATTTGTTGTTGCCATTATCGATTTCTCGTTATATTAAATGTGAAATTAAATGGAGTTTGCAAATTTATGATGCTATAATTTAGAGTTACCGAGAAACTATTGCCATCTAAGTTTGGTAAAATTATAACATCGTAAAGCTGAACTCTGGGTTCGTATTTTTTTACTAATTGCGAAACTACAGTTTTCATAGCGTCTAAATGCAAACTAGAAGTGTTTTCAAACAAACAATCATATATTCCAGAATTTATTTCTGGATGAAAAGGTTTTTCGTATCTTTTGAGCGTCAAAAGATTTTTCAATGCTTTTTTTACACTGTCAGATTCAACATACTGAGTAACATCGTTCGTCAAAGGGTGACGATTAAAGCTAAGATCTAAATCTCGATAGTTTACTATTTTTGCCATAGTTGTTTTCTTTAAGTGTATTTATGTTTGATATTTTCAATCGTTGCATATTACGTTGTTGCTTCCTTCTGCGCAATCCGAGCCGCAACTAATAGCATCACCAACACGTCCAACTGATTTATCTTCGGCAAACACATTTGGAGACCCTGCGGCTAAAACGCCTGCATGACAAGATTGACAACAATGCACCGCCCAAGCATGACCTACACAGTGAAAAGGTATATCGTTGGCGAAAACTGAATTGGAACCCTCGATGTTTTCACGACGCGGATAGCAACCGTGACCCGTGCAAATGTCGCCCAATCTAACTACAGGAGGCATAATTTATCTCCATATTCCAGAATTTTTAAAATGCGCCACAACTTGACGCCAAACGCCGTTTACTTTTAAATACACTCTAGTTTTTTTCCACACGCCACTGATTTTTATCCAAAATCTTGAATTGGAAGACACAATCGGCAAACTGCCGATTTCTTCCTGTGCGCCGTCAAAAAATCTGCGTCCACCCATTAGTTGTCGGTCTCCACTACTTGAACACGCATACAACTGGTTATTGTTGCGTTGCTTGAGGATATTGTAGCCAAAACCAAACAAGCACCCGTAACATCGGCAATACCACCTATGAGTCTGCCTGTCACAAAATCACAATCGTTCATTTTTCCGATTTCATCAACCGCAAACATCGCCAAAGGTTTGAAAAGTGTCACCCCAAATGCACCTGCGGTTCCTGTGGTTGCGGTCAAGTCAACATTTTGCACGCTACGAACACCCGTATCACCGTATTGTAACGGCACAAGTATCATACGAGTTGCTTCACGATAGTTGGTTCCGCCAATCGGAAAAAGCGGCGAAACTCTACTACCTGTTCCCGCTTGATTGGTGTATGTAACGATTGCGGTTGTTAATGTTGCGCCTATCTGAGTGTATACGGTAAGCCCAATCATCACACCCTTGCCATCGGTATAACGAGTCAAAGCGGCTGTGGGAAGATTTGTTGTTTGGGCAGTGGTGGTGGTTCCCGACAATCCACCTTGATGGCTCAATATATCAATAAGCATATAAACGCCACCCGCTATGAGAGTACTCACGCTACCACCAATCAACTTTAATCGGCGAGTACCCGATACGGTTGGAAGTGGAAAAGCGTTGTTTGCGGTTGTACCCAACGCAACTGCGGTGGTTGGAGCCGTGTTTGCGGGAAGACCCAACGCCCATGTGTTGCACACTCGGTTCAAAACAGCGTTGCCCGAAACGATGTACGGCTGAGACTCTATTTCGTGTTTTATTTCGTTGTAATATGTTAAAAAATTTGGAACAGGCATTTATTTCTCCACCATCGTTAGCGTACCAAAAATATCGGGAGCGGTGGTGCTATTTCCGATCCAAAGAAACGCAAGGTGAGCGTTGTCGTGTATATTGTCGTAGAAAGGAAGTCCCGTTGTGAAATCTCGCCATCCACAACCACCTGCGCTTGGTATGTTCAAATACGCAAGCGGATGTCCGATTGTGATTCCAAAGTTACCCACCGTACCTGTGCTTGCGCTGAGTGTAACACTCTTGACGGCTCGTATGCCCGTATCGCCGCTTGCGTACGGCAACAATATCGCTCGTGTTACTTCACGGAAGTTGGTTCCACCAAAATCGGTGGCAACGCTAGTTTGTCCTGTCACACCGTTTTGATTGGTGTAGTTCATGGTGATGGTTCGTGCGGTTGTGCCGACGATTACATATATTTCGGCGAATGCGATGTTGCCTTCACCATCCGTATAGCGAGTGAGCGCAGGCGAAGCGGGATGTCCCTGAACCGTTTGTTCGGTTGTAACCGTACCGCTCAGATTGTGGTTGTGATACAAACGGTCGTAAAGAATCAGCGTTCCCGCCACATGAGATGTGGCACTTGCACTCACCAAAAACTTCTCTTTGCCCGATTGTGCGTTTCGCTGTTTGAGTGCGCCATCGGTTGTGTTGGTGGGAATTGAACCTACCGTTCCCGATGAAGCGATATCGCCTGTGGTTCCGTGCGATGGCTGTCCCACATATGTCCAAAGACTTGCGGGTCTTCCCGCAATCACCGAAGTTGCCGCACCGCTTGGAGTGTACGCCACTTTGTGAAAAAACAAGTTTTCCGCAGACGAAGTGCTTCCTGTCACACTCATCAAGTTTATCAAATCGGATAGGTCTGTCACTTTTGCCATGTTATGTCTCCACCATCGTCAAGTTGCCAAAGATTTCAGGAGTCGTTGCTGTGGTCGGTGAATACATGACGGCAAGACACGAATCATTTGGAACATTCGGTATACCCGGAAGACCGTTTGTGTAATCACGCCACGCACAAGTGCCTGAATTGTTTGACCCAAACATCGCTATGGGATGTCCGATGACCACACCAAAATTTCCAATCGTTCCCGTGGTTGCGGTGAGCGTCACGCTTTTTACTGCACGAACGCCTGTATCACCCTTCTTGAGCGGCATCACCAAGATGGTTGGCGATTCACGCCGACCGTTGTTGCCAATCATTTGTTGTTCGCTGACGCATCCAGTAACACCATCTTGATTGGTGTAGTTCATTCGTATAGTGGTGAGTGATGCACCTATGGTTGTATAGATTTCAACGAACACCATGTTGCCTACACCATCGGTATAGCGAGTGATGGCGGGATTCGGTGGTTCGCCCTGAACACTTTGCTCGGTTATGGTGGTTCCGTTAAGATTGTGATTGTGATACAATCGGTCGTAAACGATGAATGTTCCAGAAACCGACCCCGCCGCACCCGCTTGAATCATCCACTTGTCGTTTCCGTTTTGTGCGTTGGTGTAAGGAATAGCACCAGTTGTACCAAGGTTGCAAACACTACCAGTCAATCCACCATTAGAGTTTATATCACCTGTGATACCGCCGCAAGGTTGACCATCAAATCGCCAGTAACTCATTTTTCTACCAGTCATAAAAGTCATGGTGATGTCGGTAGTCGGAGAACCATTGATGTGAATCGTTTTATGAAAAAACTGACTGTCGCAACTTGCTCCAGTAGAACTCGCCAAACTAATCAATTCATCAAGATCGGTGATGCTAGGCATATCACTTGTTCTCCCAGTTCACTCCACGCAAAATTAAATCATCTTTGGCAAAAGTGATAACTTCAACGAGCGAATCAAGATTTGCTCCAGAAGCCATGTCCATATTCATGGCTTGTGCTATTCCGTCCATGTGAATGTAAAACGGGGAAAGATTTGCTGTAAGCCGCCAGTCTTTGCGGTCATCTTCATATACTATTGCTGACGCAGATGATGAAATGATTGAAGCCATAATTGTTCCTCACACCGTGTATTGTAAATAAATGTTACCATCGGTTCCGCCCGAAGGTTCGGCGGTTCCGCTCAAAATTCCAAGTGCTACAAATATATTTGTTCCCTGAACCGTAATTGTCATGTTGCTTGCTGAGTTTGCGGTAAGTGAAGGTGTACCGGTGACTCCGTTTAACGACTGAACATAATTAGCGGTAAGACTTACGGTTCCTGTTGCACTCACAGAAAAATCGTTTGGATTAAATGAAGCCACACCTGTGATGCCTGTGGTAGTAGCAAGAGGCGAAGATGATCCAGATGCGTTTGAAGAAATGGTTATGGTGCTTCCGACTGTACTTACTGTAACATTAGATCCTTGAGCAATCGTGACCGGACCAGTTATGCTGTTAACAGAAGTTACATAATTGCTAGTAAGACTAACTGCTCCTGCGGCACTTACTACAAACTCATTTCCGAATGAAGCAACACCAGTTACACTTGAAGTGGCGATGGGTGGAGAGTAAACAACAGCACCAGTAGTACCATTGAACGAAGTAACTCCTATGTTTGTAATTGTTGCTGTGTTTGCCGAGCGAGATACAAATATACCCGTTCCCGCCGAAACCGTATCACCAGTTGCTTGATATGCGTTTGCTAGACTAACTACTCCACTTGAAACGCTGAAATATGTGGAGTTGAAAGATGCCACGCCTGTGACGCTTGTGGTTGCCAAGGGTGGGGCATAGGTAACTGCGCCCGTGGAGCCGTTGAACGACAGCACGCCCGTGTTGGAAAGTGTGATTCCTGCTCCAAGAGCAACCGAGCCTCCACCACCAAGTCCCGTACCCGCATTCACGGACACCGACGAGTTGACGAGTTGAAGCGTATCGCCGATAATCTGAATCGTAGAACCGTCAACATTCACATTGAGTGTGTTGCCCGACTTGCTGAGACCGTTGCCTGCGGTGGTCACATCCACGCCCGTGTACTGCGTCCAGATGATGGGACTAGTTCCGAGCGTGAGACCCACACCCGAAGTGCCAATCAACACAAAGCCTGCACCGCCGTTGGTAGTTCCCATTTCAACATAAACCGTGTCGCCACCTGCCACCTGACCCGGAATGCTGTTGTCAGCATCGCTGGCACGAATCAGTTTCCACTTTTGACTTGCGCTACCCGTAAGCGAAACAAAATAAATGCCGTTTTCAATGTTGCTTGTTTGGTCTTTCACAAGAATACGGTCGTTGAAATCAGCCGTGTGACCGTCAATCTGACCGATGAAACCGTTCACCAACGCTTCAAGGTACGCACCCACGCCCGTGAGTCCGTTGTCGTATGTCGCACCGAGCGCAACAGTTGTGGCGACATGGCAGTTGGGGTGATAGTTGAGACCTGCGGCAATGCTGTCCACATAGTACTTGTTGGCGGCATCAAATGTGTTGGTGGGTGTCAGCAGGTCGGTAATCTTGTTGCTGTTGAGCGACAGATTGCCCGTTATACCAGTAGTGAATGTTTGCGGTTGCGAGAAGGTATTGGCGGTGTTTGTACGGGCGACATTGGAGAGACTGACCGCACCCGTTGAAACCGTAAAGTCGGACGAGTTGAACGAGGCGACACCCGTGACGCTTGTGGTGGCGAGAGGAACGACATAAGACACTGCACCAGTTTGACCGTTGAAACTGTTGACGATATTTGGTGCTGAGATATTTCCGCTGAATGTAGCACCAACAGCACTTATGTTGCGATTCGAATCGATAAACTGATCGGCAGAAACTCCTACCGAAAATCCACCAACAGAATTGTATGGTCTTAAACCCATTTACTAAAATCCTTTATGGAGGTACAACAACACTTCCTTGATACATCGTAGAACGAACCGAGAAAACTGTCGAGTCTGTGGATGCCGGTGTTACACACAAACCCCAAGTACCGGCAGTAGCTTCTAATGTAAATGTTCCGACACTTGATCCAACCGATAAGTTCGCATATTCCGAATAATCGAATGTTAAACCAACTCCGTCGTAAAGAACCATATATTTTTTAATGGTACTGCCGCTGTTGTCGGTTTTATAACCATAAACAGTAATATCAGCAGCATTCATATATTTCAGTATTGTTAAAGTAGCAGTGGTTCCATCAATATTTCCATACGTTTCTTCTTCGGGATTACCATCAACAAGCAATATTTTTGTGGTTGATGTAGTTGTTTGTTGGTTACCGACTGTTTCAGCAAAATTAACACCAAATGTAGCACCCGAAGAAAGCAAACCTAGGCGGTTTGTTTCAGTCAAAGACGAGCTGCGAAGAAGTGTACTTCCAATATTTGTTGTACTATCTTTTGCAATAACAGGGTTGAAACTTACAGCACCATTCACAACTTTAAATTGGCTTTGTTTGAACGAAGCAACACCAGTTAAGCTATAAGTTGCTATTGGTGGATAATAAACTACATCGTTAGTCAAACCATTAAAAGTTTTTACATAATCTCCAACTGGCCCTGTTGCTCCAGTGTTTCCTTGAGGTCCTGTTGGTCCTGTTGCTCCTGTTGGTCCTGTTGCACCTATAGAACCCGTAGCTCCTGTTGCTCCAGTATTTCCTTGAGGTCCTGTTGGTCCTGATGGTCCGGTTGGTCCTGTTGGACCTGTAGATCCAGCACCACCTCCACCACCGCCACCAATAGAAGCAATACGAATTGCCTGACCTTCTAGAGTTACCGTAACATTGGATCCAGCGGTAACTTCCACCGGTCCAGTTAAACCATTCAATAAAGAAACTTTGACTTGAACCAAACGCCAATAACCACCAGTATTGTTCCACACCCAATAGTCGGATGTGGTTCCGTTTGGTGCATAAACTTGACCGTCTGATGGTCCAATTGGAAAACTTAATTCTGCCATATAGTTTATTTATCTAAAGAAATTAACCAACTCCAACCCACTTATCTTGATAATAAATGTAGAATTTACCTTCATCCGAATTGTACCAAATTTTCCCTTCGTAATTTCCAGTTAACGGCGCAGATGTAGCGACTTCCGAAGCCACAATCTGAACTTGCAACATAGCCGAAGGAAAAGCATTCCATGCATAACCATCCCAACGCCAACTTGAGTATCCGTAGGTATACACCTGATCGACAGAAGGATTTGCGGGAAATGCTAACCCCATAGTTGCTCCTTAAATGATTTCGAACCAACTCAAGTCAGCCGAGATGTCGGTACTCGACTGAAACGCTCGCATCGCAACGGTGAGGATATCGCTGGTTCCTGTTGACCCCGTAATACTCGTCTGAGTTCTCCCGAGTTGAAAGTTGAAATCGTTGATGCTTGCGATTGTCAACACGCCCGTGGAATCAAAAAATCCACCGATTATATCGCTTCCTCCCGTTTGGCTCGACGCAGAAAGATCATATTCAACATTTCCGTTGTAGTGTGTTTGCCATGATGCTCCAGTAAGAATCGGATTCAGCAAGATTCGATACTCGACCGCTCGTGAACCAGCCGCCTGATTGCTTGAAGTAATCAAGGCACTCAGATTGGACGGAACAATCACGCTGTCGAGACGATCCGAGTTTAGACGAATCGACACTATCGGAACCAAAGATGTTGTGGAGATATTTGTTTTAGGAACACCATCGGTGCTTACATTGAATCGCCGACTGAAACCTTCGTATCCACCTTCGCTAATTATGCTACTGCAAATCTGCTTCATGGTTGCGCCCGTGATGCCTTGACCGTTCAAGGTTCCAGTCACACCCGTACCGATAGACTCAATCTCGTAACGAACAGGAAGCACCGCCGTGGTCATGTATGTGGTGGGATTGATGTTGTCGTTGTGAAATATGTGGGCAATCACAGGCTTGCCGTCTATGAAGAAACCCGTTCGCACATCGCCCACACCAAGCCATTCAATGTCCGTCCAGAAAATATTTGCGCCTGTGACGCTTAACACACGACCGCTTGGTCCGTTGCCATCGTATGTGTCATCGCTCCAACTTGATTGTGGAATGCGGCGAGTGGTGCTGTCCACGGTTCCAGTAACATTTGAGCGCACAACCATGTATGCGGTCAAACCATCTTGTTCAAAATACACGCCGTTTTTTTCGCCGAAGTATCCGACTCGTTGACGCAGATTTTCGTGCGGTTGGTTCATCACGAATGTGTTGAGACTCAACAGCGACTTGCCGGGTTGATACGGAAACACACGCTTGGTTTCACGGTACACCTTGCTACCAGCGGTCAAGCCGATTTGCATATTAATCGCGC